AGCCTGCCCAGGCCATTGCCGTTCTCGGCACCGGCGCCAAGGCCACTGAGGTCATCGCCGTCGTTGTGACGGACGGTGGTCAGGGCTATGTCACCCCGCCCACCGTCACGTTCTCGGCTCCCCCGCCCCCGGAACCCAAGATCAAGCCGACGTTCACAGCAATCCTCGGCACCGGTCTCAATCTTGGCAAGGTTGTTGAGGTTCGGATCGACAACCCCGGCGAAGGTGTGGCTCCTGGCTCTACCATCACCATCGCAGCCCCGGGCGGCGCTGGTGTTCAGGCCGTCGCCTCGCTCTCGCTGGGCTCGGCCCGCAACCCGATTGTCTCGGAGATGATGGGCATTGCGGATCGCCTCCGCGCCATCATCATCGCGGACGGCCCCTCGACCACGGACGCTGCCGCCATCACCTACCGTGGCGACTACGGCTCCAAGCGCGTCTACGTCGTGGACCCGAAGGTGCTGGTGTACGACGGCTTCACGAACAGCCACGTCGCCTACCCCACCTCGCCGTGCGTCGCGGGCATCATCTCGCGGATGGACAACTCGAAGGGCTTCTGGTGGAGCCCGTCGAACCAGGAGATCTACGGGATCACGGGCATGGCCCGCCCTGTGGACTTCAACATCTCGGACCCGAACACGCAGGCGAACTACCTCAACGAGAACGAAGTCGCGACGATCATTCGTCACGAAGGCTTCCGCCTCTGGGGCAACCGCACGACGTCCTCGGACCCGAACTGGGCCTTCCTCTCCGTCCGCCGCACCGCGGACATGGTCTACGAGAGCTTGGAAGAGGCCTTCCTCTGGGCTGTCGACCGTCCGTTCTCGATGAACAACATCGTGGAAATCGCTGAGAGCGTGAACGCCTACCTCCGCCACCTGCGGGCTGTGGGCGCCATCCTCGGTGGTCGTGCCTGGATCGACCCCACGATCAACACCAAGGATCAGATGCTCCAGGGCATCCTCTCGGTGGACTTCGACATCGAGCCCCCGGCTCCGATTGAGCACCTCCGGTTCCGGGCTCACAGAAACCCGGATTATTACGAAGAGCTCATCGCTGATGTGATCCGCGAGCTGGCTGTCTAAGGAGTGACCGATGCCCGTTTCTAGTTATCTGAGAAAATTCGTTGTCTACGTCGACGGCTTCGGCAAGGCCGGGGACTGCGACGGCGCCACGCTCCCGAAGCTCACCCTGAAAATGGATGAGTACCGCGGCGGTGGCATGGACGTGCCGGTCGAAGTTGACCTGGGCATGGAGAAGCTGGAGTTCGAATTCACCATGACATCGCTCGACGATCAGGTGATCGACAAGTTCGGCCTCTATCCCGGACAGCAGAAGGCCTTCACCCTGCGCGGCTCTCTTTCCGGGCATGACGGCGTCTCCTCTGCGGTGATCGCCAACATGCGCGGCACGCTCAAGAGCGTCGACATGGGGCAGTTCCAGGCTGGCGAGAAGATGTCCGTCACCTTCATGGTCGCGCTTGATTACTACAAGCTGACCAAGGGCGACCGCGTCCTCGTCGAGATCGACATCGAGAACTGCCGCCGCATGATCGGTGGCATCGACCAGCTCGAAAAAGACCGGATCGCACTCGGTCTGTAATATCTGGGGCGGGGTCTCAAGCCCCGCCCCTTCTCTATGAGGGGAACTATGAGAACCAAAACTATCAAATTGACTGAGCCCGTCGAGTTCGCAGGCCAGCAGTACACGAGCCTCACCTTCCGGAAGTTGAAGGTGAAGCACATGCTCGAAGTGAACTGGGAAGACGCCAAGAGCCCCATCGAGCAGTACGCCAACCTGGCCGCTGCCTCGTCTGGCGTTGACCTTGGCGTGATCCATGAGCTCGACCTCGACGATTGGAACCGTGTCCAGGAGCTGCTCGAAAGTTTTTTCCAAAAGGCCGCAACGGCCAGCACCCCATCTCCTCAAGAACCGTAGCCATCTCTCTGATGCGCCACGCCAACATGCAGTTTTCTGAGATCCAGAAGCTGGAGTGGGAGGACATGGTCTGGCTCTTCGATGAGCTGATGAATAGTTTCAATATGTCGGCGCGGAAGGAGAAGTAGCTTGGCTGGAATGAAAGACTTCATCATCCGCGGTCTTTTCCAAGACGGGATCACAGCTCAGCTCGGCAGGGTCAATGCTGCCTTCGCAGCGACAGCAAAGGCCGCAGCTGCTGCCAATAAGGCCATGGCGGCCGGAGCCTTAAATAGCGCGCACCTTAAGAACCTCACGATGACAACGCGCGCCATGAAGGCCCAGCAGGCTGCGCTTGTTGGTATGACGCGCTCACAGGCGGCCTATAACAAAGTCGCCGCTGGCGGAGCTATGGGTGGGTTTTTTGGAGTCCGCGGCCGAGGTGGCGGCAAGGCCCCACCCAAGGGGTTCATGGCTCGCCACTGGGGTCAATACCAGATGGGCCTTGCAGCACTAGGGCAGAAGGGATACGCGCTTGGCCGCGGCGGCCCATCAACCCTGGTCGGGCTTGGCTCTCTCTACGGAATTTACAAAGCCACACGCGCCTACGGTGATATGGAAAAGGCGATGGCAGGGGTTCGCCGCGCCATCGACACCGAGAAAACACCATTCTCAAAAGAGCAGGCCAAGAAGCTTGGTCGAGATCTCGAAGAAATTGGCATCCCGCTTTCCATGAGCGGGACAACCGTGGCCGCGATTGCCGAGAAGCTCGCCCTTGGCGGCATCACAAACCCAGACGCACTGAGGATGCTCACCAAGACCACGGCGCAGGGCGCATCGATCTGGGAGGGCGTTGACGCTGATATGGTCGGTGACAACATCGCCAAGATGCTGTCGCTGTACCAGAAGGGCGTCGAAGACCCGAACCAGCTCAATGCCGCGGCACGCAAGTTCATCGCCACGACAGACTACTTCGCCGACAGCACCCCTGGCGTTGATGCCAAGAACTTGGTTACCGCGTTTGAGCGCTCAATGGCGTCAGGGAAGGCACTCGGCATTACGCCGGAGTCCCTCATGGCGGTGACGGCGGGCTGGCTACAGAATGCTGAAAAGTCTGGCGAACGCATCGGTACGCGCCAGCGCACCGGCTTCATGGACATGATGGGCTGGCTTGTTGGGAACGACGATGTCACCGGCAAAAACAGAGCCCAACTCGGTGAGGTCGTCGGAGGTCCAGCGGGTAAGCTCATCAAGGACGCGGCCATAAAAGACCCCATGCTTGGCCTCGCCATGTTTGTCACTGAAATGAAAAAGAAGGGCCTCAAGGTCGCCGATCAACAAATTCGTCGCGTCTTCAAAGATGAGCGCGGTGGCTATCTGATGCCGCTCGTGTCTGGCGCAGAGGATGTTGTTGATAAGCTTATGGTGACAGAAGCCTCTGTGCGCGAGTGGGCGCTCAAAGAGGCCGATGAGCTGGAGCGAACGGCCAAGGCCGGTAAGGCTGGCCGGGCTCAGCGCGCAGAAGCCTGGAAGCTCAGGCAGCAGGTCAAAAAAGCTGAGAAGGCTGTCGCGGAAAATCGCATTGAACAGCAGGTCGGCATCGCTCTCGACACGATGAATGATGCCTTCACCAGGCTCGGCCTACGCATCGCAAAAATTGCCAAGGGGTTGGCTGCCGCTACGGTCGTTTCTCCTTTAACCGATGCGGCAAATGCTGTTGAGGGGTGGCTTGGTCAGCCGTACACGGACGCCTCTGTGCGCCCGCATCCATCCCTGCCCAAGGGCAGAGCTATGCCTAAGGTGGCAACCGGGAGACGGCTTGTTAAAGTGCCTGGATACGGAATTCCAGTGGGATTTGGGAACTACATACCAATTCCTCAGTATCTGGACTTGCCCCCAGCGGATGAAGTGCCTGTCACAACGGTTGGCGAGGATGACTCTGGCGGGTACTCCGGACCGACAAGAAGGCCGCGCATCCCAAGGAGGGACCGCCCATTCAATAGGGACTCATCCATTACTGGCTGGAATGCTCCGCCAAACATCAATAACCCCAGGTCAAATGACTCTGTGAACCGGGCCGTAATGAACAACGTCCTGAGGGGTCTTGCGGAGATGGGTGGCAATGTGGTCGGTTTTGCCGGACGCTCTGCTGCTGGACTCACCACGCCGCAATGGTGGGGTGAGCGCCCACCCGTCATAGGTGGGGGCCCGCAGGCTCCGATGGTCACACCTGGTCCGCCAGCCACCGTGACGGTTCCCTTTACGGCAAGCGCTGGACCCACGCCTGGCCATGTCGAGGTGAGCGTCAAGGTCACGCAGCAGCCCAATGTCGTAGTTCAGGGGGCCGGTGGGACTCCTGGCATGACCGGCGATACCCCTAGCGGGGCTGTAACAGTTCCGGGGAAATAAATATGACCTACAAACCCGGAAAGCCCAATGACGACATTGGCCGGGCCAAGCCGTTTTGGGAGGAGGTTCCGGATAAGGCCCCTCCCAAATACGAGCCCCCGAAGAACGAGCTGCAAAAGCCGTTCTGGGACGAGAAGACCGAGCCGCGGAAGCCCATCGCTTTCGCGGCTCTTCTCTTCATCCTCATCGCAATCGGAGCTGCCTCGTTATGGCTGTAACGCACTGGCTGCAAGTGGCTCTCACAGCCGTGATCTTTTCCGCGCTGGTCAGCCTTGGTTTGAAAGCAACGTCGGAGGTCCCCAATGGCGGAACCCATTCTGGGAGTGGGCCCCTACAGGTTCAAGATTGTCGGCCTCAATTACCAGTCCCTGGACAGGAAGTTCGAGTACCGCTGGAAAAACCAGGACCGGATCGGTCGTAGACCGGCCATGCAGTTCCTGGGTCCGGGTATGGAAACCGTCTCCTTGAAAGGGGTTCTCTACCCCCATGACCCCCGCCTTGGGTCCGGCTTTAAGCAGCTGGAGAGCATGCGCCGGGAAGCCATGGCCGGGGTCCCCCGAGGGGTCGCCTCTTCTCTGGGCCGGTATTACGGGACCTGGTGCATCACCTCGATCACGGACGTGCAAAGTTTCTTCGACCGCAATGGCGCTCCCAGGAAAGTGGAATTCACCATTGACCTGGCCGCTTATGGCGGGGACGGCGGTGGCTTTGCATTCGGTTTGTTCTAATTTTGTTCTTGCGCGGTCTATACAAATTGTGTAGAACCCCAGCCAGGGAGTTGACATGGCAAAAGCCACGCTCGTCGCGAAAATGGACGACATGCTCGACTATCTGGTGTGGAAGCACTACCGGAAGCAATCCGGGTATGTCGAAGCCGTCCTGGACTCCCCCGACAATTACCGCATCGCCAGCCTGCCTGAATTGCTCCCGCTGGGGACGCAGGTCGTCATGCCTGACGTCACTGTCGTCGATCCGCCCGTCAAGCTCTGGGAGGACTGATGAAACCTGAATTCTCTGTCTCGGTGGGCGGGGTTTCAGTCACGGGGAGTCTCCGGGATCGCCTCCTGGCCCTCGAAGTCACGGACCAGGAAGGCTCTCAGTCCGACACCTGCCGCATTCTCGTCGATGATCGCAATGGGATCCTTGGGATCCCCAGAAGGGGCTCCGTCATCTCTGTGGCTATGGGCTACAGGGAGACGGGGCTTTCGTTTATGGGCCTCTTCACCGTGGACACCGTGACCCTCTCTGGCTGGCCCCAGCAGATGGAGATCACCGGCAAGGCCATGGACTTCATCAAGCTCATGAAGGAGCAGCGCTCCAAGGGCTATGACAAGAAGACCGTCAGCCAGATCGTGAATGAGATCGCCGGGCGCCATGGCTTGGCTGCCAACTGCACCGGCACCATCGCCAACCTGAAATACGACTACACCGGCCAGACGGAAGAGAGCGACGCTCAGTTCCTGCAGATGCTGGCCGACAAGCACGACTGCGTCTTCTCGGTGAAGAACGGCCAGCTCTTGTTCAAGAAGAAGGCCGAGAACATCACCGGGTTTGCGATTGTGACCCGGCCTGGGAATGTCATGGACTACCAGTTCTCCTTCGTGGATCGGAACGCCCACCAGGGTGGCGAGGCCGACTGGTGGGATCGCAAAGAAGCCAAGCGCCAGCGCTCCAAGCGCTACGGCAAGACCGGCGGTGGCAGAACGCCAAGCCCGGCCAAATCTCGCGTGCCCACGCTGATTACAAACGGCAAAGCTGTGGCTGATGACATTGCGCAGAGCCGGATCACGGCCCTCAACCGGGCCGAGAAGAAGCTCTCCATGACGGTGGTCGGGTCTCAGAACCTTAAGGCCGAGATGATCCTGGTTGTGGCCGGGGTTCGCGCCGCGGTGGATGGGGCTTACCGCATCAAGAGCGTCGTCCATTCCCTGACGGGCGATGGCTACAAATCCAACATCGAGGCAGAGGGCCTGGCATGAAGGATTGGATCAAGAAAATGGGCGGCGTGATCGGGGCCGAAGAGGCCCTGGAGAAAGCCGCAGATGAGATTGACAAGGCCTCGCCTGGTCTCAGCCGCAAGCTGCTCATCACCATCGTGGCTGCTGGCCTTGGCGCCATCACGACCTGGGCCCTGACCATCGACCAGCGCGTCTACACCATGGGCGTCGACATGGCGCTGCGCCAGACCATCGCCCAGGAGAAAGTGCTTCTCGACCAGCTTGAGAAGCGCCTCAGCGACGAAACCGCTGAGCTCCACGACGACCTGGGCGAGCTGCGCCAGAAGGTCGATGCGCTCTACTGCAAGGTCTACGACAAGGAATGCAAGTTTCACGGAGGCACTAAATGAGCGAGCCCGCATGGCTCCAGCTCGCTCGTAAGGAGCTGGGCGTCGCCGAGATCGTCGGCAGCAAGCATAACCCTGTCGTCCTGGCCTACTTCCGGGATGCCAAGCATTCCGAGATCAAGGACGACGAAACCTCTTGGTGCGCCGCCTTTGTCGGCGCCATGCTGGAGCGCTCCGGGATTGTCTCGACCCGCTCGCTTCTCGCTCGCTCCTACCTGGAGTGGGGCGTCAAGGTCACCACCCCGAAGCCTGGCGATATCGTCGTCTTCAAGCGGGGAACTTCCTCCTGGCAGGGGCATGTCGCCTTCTACCTCTATGAGAAGGACGGCAAGATCTTCCACCTGGGTGGCAACCAGTCGAACAAGGTCAGCATCACCTCGACAACCAAGAGCAAGCTGCTCGGCTATCGCCGTCCGAAGGCGGTGACCGAGCAGGCCGTCGAGAAGATGGACGAGGTCCTGGTCAAGGCCCTGGACATCCTGCAGCCGTCGAAGGGTGTGATCAGCCTGTCCGAGTTTGCCCTCTTCACGGGTCAGAAGCTGACGGACGAGAACCGCACCCTGATCCGGGGCAGCCGGGACGCCATGACCCCGGAGACCCTGCGCAAGATCATCGCCAAGAACTACTGGGCCCCGATCTCTGCCCCGCAGCTCCCCTTCGAGCACGCAGTCTTCGCCCTCGATACAGCCCTTGAACACGGGGCCCACAAAACCCGCCTCGCAATGCAGAGGGCTAGTGGTGTAGCAGCCGATGGCATTATCGGCCCAAAATCTACCTCCGCGATCAAAAAGACAGCGGCTCCAGCCTTCATCGACGCCTTGATCCGGGAGCGCGAGGCTCTCCTGAAGTCCTCCGACGACTGGGACCTCAAGGCCGCCGATTGGAAGCGCGCCAAGCTGGCTCTTAAAGCCAAGCTGATCCCACCGCCTCCCGCTGCCCCAACCGTCCGCTACGTGACGGAAGGGGCCCCGACCCCCGCTGCTGTGGCGCCTGCCGCGGTAGCCCCGACACCCACCATCACGGAGAAGAAAATGACCGAGACTACTGTCCCGGCTCCCAAGCCGGAATACAAGCCCTGGAGCCAGTCCCTGACGATCTGGGGCACCATCGTGACCTTCGCATCCACCGTCCTCCCGGCCCTGGCTCAGCTCCTGGGTTGGGACATCACCGCTGGCGACGTCCAAAACGTCGGCTCTGGCGTGACGACGGCCATCCAGGCCATCGGCGGCGTGATCGGCACGGTCATGGCCATCATCGGCCGCACGAAGGCAACGGTCCCGGTGAAGTTCCTCGGCTAACGAGGTCTGCATGAAGCATCGCGGTTTGGCGGCCCCCAGACGGGGCCGCCCTTACCGAAGGCAACTCAAATCCGAGGGGGATGAGAGTGTTCGAGACGACACAACTGCCGAGCTTCCAGCCGAGCCTGGAGGAACTGCTCCTGAGAAGGAAGCAGGAGTTCGCCAGAAAAGACGCCGCAATGGCAGCGCGAAGGCTCGTGCCGGTAAGGGTTACGGTCGATGGGCCATACGGTATCGCGCATTTTGGCGATCCGCACGTCGACGACCCAGGAACGGATATAGCCCTCCTCGAACGGCACGTATCCGCCGTCTCGAAGACATATGGTCTCTTCGCCGGAAATATCGGCGACATGCACAACAACTGGGTCGGGAAGCTGATCCGGTTGTATGCGAAGCAGGAGACCACGGCCAAGGAAAGCTGGATGATCGTTGAATGGCTCATGCGAGCCATGCCCTGGCTCTACGTGGTCATGGGCAATCACGATCTCTGGTCCGGAGACGGGGATCCCCTGGAGTACATGCTCAAGTCGTCGCCCGGCGTGAACGGGAAGTACGGCGTGCGCATCAACCTTGAGAGCCCGAACGGCACCGCGGTGCGGGTGAATGCTCGCCACGACTTCCATGGCCACTCGATGTGGAACACAGTCCATGGCCCGGTGAAGGCCGCCAAGATGGGCTGGCGCGATCACATCCTGATCTGCGGCCACAAGCACACCTCTGGCTACGCGATTGAGAAGGATCCAGCGACGGGCCTGATCTCTCACGTCTTGCGGGTGGCCTCCTACAAGACCCACGACGACTACGCGGAAGAGCTCGGCCTTCCCAACCAGTGCGCGTTCCCGTCCTGCGTCACGATCATTGATCCTGAGGAGCCGGATGACAGCGTGCGCCGCGTGACGTTCTTCCCGGACGTTGAGCTCGGCGCCGACTACCTGACGTGGCTGAGACACAAGAGAGGCTTCTGAATGGACAAGAAAATCCTTGCCCATCTCGCAAGCCTGACGAAATCGGAAATGAACGCGAAGGCTCAGAAGATGAGCGATATCGTTGACGACCTGGAAGAGCTCGCGGACTACATCGACGACGAGGACGCCCATATCCTGGAGCGCGCCATCAAGACGATCCGCGAGCTCAGGCTTAAAGTGGAGAGCCTGGAGTCACGCCTCAGATGAAGCTGCACTCCTGGCTCTTTCTGGGCCTAGCTTGCTATATGGTTCTGCTGATCGTTGCGGGGTCCGGCTGATGCCGGGCCCCTTTTTTTTGCGCCATTTTTTGGGAACCAGGCCGAGACGTCGAGCCTTGATGTGGCAGGCCCTGTGAGAGCGCCCAAGCCGGTCGGCGATGTCTGGCCACCGCATACCACTGCTTCTAAGCTCGCCAAGGAGGCGCTCCTCCTCAGGGCTCCACGGAACAATCGGCAAGCTCCGGATCCGCTCCTCTGGGAGCACCATAGAGATGGTCCCGGAGTTCAACCTCGTCCTCGCCATCTCCACAGATCTCGTCGAGCGCATCAAAATGCGAGCTACCTGCCAATTTGGCAGGTGGCTGTTTTCCAGGAGCGTCTGGTACTCCCGCTCCGTCCAGTGCTTCCGATACCGTGATGTACGCATACCCAATTTGCACTCCCTTACGCGTTGCTTTGTCGATGATGGGCATGGCTGGCCAGGGAAAGGCCAGCACGTAGCCGGGATTGTAACTGAAGGCCTTTGACGCTGTCCGGATCGGCGTCTCCTCCCGGACCGTCTTGAACTTGACGCCGTTGTCTTCCGCCCAGAAGCGGGCCCACAGCTCCGCGTGGGGCCCGCCACACTCGATTACCATCGTGACGGGGGTGATGGCATGGAGAACGTCCAGAGCGGCGTACACCATCTCCTCATCGGCATCCCCCGTCACGATGATCCTCACTTAGGAACTCCATGATCGCCAGCATCACAGCCTTTTCCCATATCTGTTCCGCCGTCCCGAATAGCTGCGCTTCTGCCAATTCCATTTTCAGCTTCTGGATTAGCTCTGCCTCTGTCACCGCCAGCCCCAGAGCATCATTGCGTTCCTGTGCAGACAGGCCTTCAGCCAGTCGGGCAGTTCCTTAAGGTCGAATGGCTGCGTTACCATATGGACACCGTTCTTCGTGTCGTAGACGTAGACCTCGGCGAGGTGCCTCAGGATATTTGCAGCCTCAAGGCCGCGGGCCGGATCATCAATATCGAAGATCCAATCTTTCGAGGCCTGCGCCTTCTCATCCATCAAGCACGAGACCCAGCGCGCCTGGAGGTTCTCGTAGAACTCCAGCGGACGCTGGTCATACTCCGCGTCAATCATGCGGTGCTTGAAGAGCCTTGCTGCTTTGGCGACATCGCGCGCCCCGACAGAGGCGTAGATGCGCTCGCCTGGCTTCATGAGCTCCTGGAGCTCAGCAAGCAGTTTTGAAAACTGGACGGCGTCGTGAGAGATGCGGAATATCTTGCGCTCCGCCGCACAGCCATCCTTGTGGCGCGCCGTCAACAGTAAGACGCGCGTGCCTCCTGCAAAGTTAGCATGATGGTGGATCTCTTGCATTAGGCGGCCAGACTCATCAGCTGGGCGTGCATCACGGGTGTCTTGAGGCCGCGCATGATCTCGGCTTCACGCATCGGTTGCTGAAGCTTCAGGATCTGCTCCATCAATTCAGGGATCGAGGCCTCCGGAAGCAGGATGCCCTTGGCTTTCAGCGGCGCGAAGTGGACGTAGTCATCAAGGGACTTCCTCTCGAACTCCATCATCCGCGGAGCGGCATCGATGGGCGCGAAGTAGTCGAAGTTATGAGCAGCTCCTGCGAGCCGCTCGATGTAGACCTTCTCGCTGATCATGCGCATGTGGATCACAGGGAACTTTGGTCGGTGCCAGTCTGGGTCCACCATGTAATCCCACGGGAGCTCCATGGAGAGCCCGCGCATGCCGCCCTCCTTGTGACAGATGGCGATCTGCATGGTGAAGTTGTGAAGGTTCTGGGCGGCCGAAATCGACCACCCAGCCTGCTGCAGCTTGTAGGTATCCGTCTCGAACCCGGCCCACCGGATGGGGACCGGGAGCGAGTAGAGCCGGTAGTCCATCAGATCTCCCCGGAGATGTCCCGCATCAGAGCGGCGTGCTCCAAACGCGCATTGGCCAGGATCTTCTCGGCGTCCTGGATGCGCTTCAGGCTGGCCTTGATCTTCGTGCGGGCGACCTTGGCCACCTCTTCGGCGAGTTCTTTCTGGGCGTCGGCTTCGAGAGCTTTGATGTCAATCACGGGGGCTTCTCCTCTTCTCAAGAATGCTGTCGATGATGCAGACAGCAAGGGCTA